CATGGAACGGGGTCTTGGTACTAGAGTATTACAATGACTGTAAAACTAAAGTATCGTGGTGTAACTTACACTAAAACAATTAACGATTAATGAAAAAACTTGCTTTAGCCCTAGTGGCATCTATCGCTTCAACTCCAGTAATGGCTGGTCCTTATGTTAACGTTGAAAGCAATACAACTTCACTTGGAAATGACTTCCAATCAAGAGCTACAGACCTACACGTAGGTTATGAAAACGAAATCGGTGCTCTTGCATTCTATGTGCAAGGTGGTAAGACAATTAATGCTGCTAATGGCGTTGATTCAGAGTCTAATTTCTCTGGCAAGCTTGGTGGCTCTGTCTCTGCTACAGATAAACTTGGCATCTATGGTGAAGTATCTTTCGCAGATATCTTTGATGAAGATACTGACACAACATACGGAACCAAAGTAGGAGCGAAGTACAGCTTCTAATGGGACAGCAATCACGTAACAATGGTGGGTTAGGTCAAGCACATCCAGTGCCCTACTCACCAGAACCTGAGAAAAAGATTGAAGAAGAAGAAGACGACTTCCCACAAAGTCTGGAAGAAGCTCTCACAGGTTAATGAATTATGGATAGTAGTCTTCGGGCTGCTATCCTTCTTCATACTTATAGAGGGAGCACACCTTAACTACCACCGTACATCTTATGAGAACACAACTAATCAATGCAATCAAAGCTCACGCTAATGGAGAGATACAAAAACACCTAGCTAACGTTGAGGTTTACTTAACTAATCCTGCTGGTATTGGAGAACACTCTGATATAACAGAAGCTATAGGTATTGAACTTGATAAGGTAGCTCGTTACCATGATCAAATAGAAGTTCTTAATAAGTATGTACTTAATAAATAAGTACTGCGGGTGCCAATGGATGACTACAGCTTTCCAAGCTAGTATACAGGAGTTCGATTCTCCTCACCCGCTTTGGCTTTTGGCCCCTACGGGGACACCCTTAAGCCGTCTAGACGGTAGGGATAGACCTACAAAAATGATCAAAAAATTTTACGTGCGTAAGAAAGAAAACTATACACTTTTTAATTAATCATGGCACAACAGGCCACTACAGCCAATGCCAATGGTCCTATTTATGGAGGTGCCGATAATGGCGCACTCACTAATGCGGGTACCGTTGATCAAAGGCGAGCCCTTTACCTGAAATTGTTCTCAGGTGAGATGTTCAAAGGTTTCCAGCACAACACAATTGCTAGAGATCTTGTAACAAGACGCACCTTAAAGAATGGACGCTCATTGCAGTTCATCTACACAGGTCGCACAAAGAGTGAGTTCCATATTCCAGGACAATCAATACTTGGTAACGATGAGAAGTCACCCCCAGTAGCAGAGAAGACCATCGAGTGCGATGACCTCTTAATCAGTTCAGCTTTCGTTTACGAGCTGGACGAGACCCTTGCTCATTACGATTTGAGGGGAGAGATCTCACGTAAGATTGGTTACGCTCTAGCTGAAAACTATGATAGAAGAATCTTCAGAGCTATAACCAAAGCTGCTAGACAGGCTTCTCCAGTCACTATGACTAACTTTAAGGAGCCAGGTGGAAGTATGCTTAAGGTTGGTGCAGATACAAGTACAGACAAGAAAGACGCTTATGATTCAGATAAGCTGGTAAATGCATTCTATGATGCTGCAGCTATTCTAGATGAGAAGGGTGTTTCTGGTGATGGACGTGTAGCTGTTCTTAACCCAAGACAGTACTATGCACTTATACAGAACGTCAACAGTAATGGTCTAATCAACCGTGATGTACAAGGTACAGCACTACAGTCTGGTAATGGCATCATTGAAATTGCAGGTATCCGTATCTTCAAGTCAATGAACATTCCATTCTTTGGTAAGTATGGTACATCTGCTGATCCTAACAGAACAGGATACGACTCTAAAGACAACATGGGTGACTTTGTTGGAGCAACCATGGAAGACATGGAGCAAGCTGCTAACGGAGGTACACCAGCTGGTGGACAGAAGACAACTAACAACTATGGTGTAGCTGCTAAGTTTGCTAACAGTTGTGGATTGATCTTCCAGAAGGAAGCCGCAGGGGTTGTGGAAGCCATTGGCCCACAAGTCCAGGTAACCAACGGAGACATATCAGTGGTCTACCAGGGAGATGTGATACTGGGACGTTTAGCAATGGGTGCCGATTTCCTAAACCCTGCATGTGCAGTTGAGTTGATTGCTGGTATTAACACAGCATCCTCTAATGCTACAGGTTGGGATGGATCTGGTACTGAGAATACAGCTATCTCTAACGCTGGTTTCTCATAAACTAAATAATATAATTAACCAACATATCGGGGGGCTTCGGCTCCCCTTTTTTTTATTCACAAATATTTATACCTATGGCTACATCAACAATTGACCTCGATACCAAACTATCCGCAGTGAACTCAATACTGGGTGCCATCGGTCAGTCTCCAGTTACCAATTTAAACTTCGATAACCCTGAAGTCTCCTTCGTTTTTAACATTTTAACAGAAGTTAACAAGGACGTTCAAAATGAAGGTTGGCATTTCAACACAGAGTATCATGTTAAGACTACACCAGATGCTAATAAGCACATAACTCTACCAGCTAACACCTTAAGGTTTAGTTTAAACAATGGTATAGCTGATAAAACTGTAGATTTAGTTGTAAGAAATGGTAGATTATACGATTTGGTACATCACACTGATGAATTTGCAGGTGATTTATATCTTGATGTTACAACATTATATAAATTTGAAGATCTACCTAATGTATTCCAACGTTACATTACCTATAGATCAGCAGTGAGAGCAGCTGCACAGCTTGTATCTAACCCTAGTTTAGTGCAACTTCTATCTCAAGATGAAGCTAAATCTAGAGCAGCGTGTGTAGAGTACGAATGCGATCATGGTAATCCATCATTCTTCGGCACACCACACGATAGTTACTACCCATCCTACCAACCTTATAAATCACTAAGTAGAGTTTAATGGCAAGTGTTACACAAACGGTACCTACATATACAGGTGGTATATCTCAGCAGCCAGATGAGTTAAAGGTACCAGGTCAAGTTAACAAAGCTAAGAACGTTATACCTGATGTAACTCATGGTCTCATGAAGCGTCCAGGTGGGCGTTTAGTAGCTAGTTTATCTGACTCAGCTGCATTCAATATACCAGATGGATCAAATACAAATACTCAATATGACCCTGACTCCCAAACAAACGGTAAATTCTTTAGTTATTACCGAGATGAAGATGAGCAATACTTGGGTCAAATATCTAGAACAGGTGATGTCAGGATGTGGAAATGTACTGATGGCTCACCAGTACCTGTTGTCTATGATGGTGGATCAGGTAGTTCATCTGAGACTGCATTAAAATTATATCTAAATCATAATGCTGATGACGATGTACAGTCATTAACATTAAATGATTATACATACATCACTAACAGGGCTACGTTAAAAAGTGACGGTACAACTGCTCACCCTAAAACAACAGTAGCAATGTCTAATACGGTAGAAGCTGTTAGACCTGCTGAAGTATTTATTAATTTAAAAAAGATACAGTACGCAAGTCAGTATGCATTAAACTTATGGGATAGTGCAACAGTATCTGAAGTAAGTACTGCTACTAGAATTGAAGTTACTAGACAATATGATAGCTCTAATGGTTGTAATGGTAGTGGTGTATTAAGTGGACTGCCTACAGGTGGTAACCGTTGTACTAATGCTGCAGGTAGTGATCAAGACGCATACTGCCCTAATGTAGCTACCAGAATATTTGCAGTTAATTCAAATATGTCAGGAGACTCTGCAGATGCTAATGGACAATCACATAGTTATGCGGTAACTCGTGGTGGTAGTACTTTAGCCACTAATGCTGCAGCTAATCTATACTTCCGTATTGCTACTATAGGTCAATCAGTAGCACAAGGCGGTAGCCAAGCTGAACCTGATTATCAGTGTAGATATACCACAACCCATGATTTACTATACGGTGGAGAAGGTTGGGAAACTGGAGATTACTTTGATCTCTGGATGAATAATGCTAGATACAGAATAACTATAATGGATCATAGTGTGTCTAAAGTACAGGCTACTATGAACAGTCAAACAGGTTCAGGTTTAATTAGACCTATACCTACACCGTTTGATAATGAAACTACTATTACTGCTGAAAGTGTTATTGGTGATATTCGTACTATTATAGAAGCATATAATAACGGTATTACCAGCTCTGAAACTAAGCAGATTGGTACAGGGTTATACATAACAAATGGTAGCACATTCAACGCTAGTACTCCTAACAAGGACTTAATGACTGTTATAACAGATAGCGTTATGACTGTTGAGGATCTACCGCAAGAATGTAAACATGGTTATATTGTTAAAGTAAAGAATAGTGAAAACGATCAAGATGATTACTACCTAAAATTCTTTGGTAAGAATAATCAGGATGGCCCTGGAGTATGGGAAGAATGCCCTGAGCCTGGCCGAAAGGTAGAGTTTGATAAAGAAACCATGCCCATCCAAATCGTACGATTACAGGACGATACAAGTGGTACTATCACAGGTACAGCAAATGCAATCTATTTCAAAGTAGGTTACCCAGATTGGGAGAATTGTTTAGTAGGTTCTTGGGATGCAACAGCTGAAACAGGCACCGTACCTGAGCCAAGTTTTGTTGGAAAAAAAATTTCCAGGATGGTGTTTTATCGGAATCGACTTTGTGTATTAGCAGATGAAAATATCATCATGTCAAGACCTGGAAGTTTCTTTGACTTTTGGGCTAAGACTGCAATGGTCTTCTCTAACATTGATCCTATAGATGTATCATGTAGTTCTACATACCCTGCTATTATATATGACGCTGTACAAAACAATAGTGGACTAGTTTTATTTACACCAAATCAACAATTCCTATTAACAACAGACAGTGATATTTTAAACCCTACCACTGTTAAGATAAACGCCTTATGTACCTATAATTATAATTTTAAAACTAACCCTATAAATCTGGGTACTACAGTTGGCTTCTTAGATAACGCTGGTAAATATACTAGATTCTTTGAACTAGCTAATATTAGGAGGGAAGGTGAACCAGTACTGATAGAACAGAGTAAAGTTGTTAATAAATTATTTGAAGATGATTTAAACCTTATCTCTATATCTAGAGAAAACGGGGTCATATTTTTCAGCGAAAAAAATCAGCCCATTTTATACGGCTTCCGTTACTTTAGTGACGGTGAGAAACGAATGCAGCAGTCATGGTTTACTTGGGAATTACAAGGAAACGTACAATATCATTGTGTCTTAGATGATTCTGTATATGCCGTAATAAGAGAGGGTAGCAAGGATGTACTACAAAGGTTTGATATACAAACTGAGTCTACTTCACGTACCGTTACCGATGATTTTGATACAGCTGATACAGAAGATGATATCACCTATAGAATACATTTAGATAATAGTACAGTTATACAATCTGGTAGCTTATCATATTCTACAACTACTAAAAAAACTACTTTTACTAAGCCAAATGGCTTTAATTCTAGCACAAAACAACTTGCTGTATATGTTCATAGTACAGGAAATGAAGTTGGTAGATATTCTACAGCTGCAGTTAACGGTAGTAACATAGAAGTTGATGGTGATTGGACTGGACAAGCTTTAGTTGTAGGTTATTTGTTTGATATGGAGGTAGAATTCCCTACTATACACGTAACTAGACAACAAGGTGATTCATATAGGTCCGATACTAGAGGTTCTTTAGTAGTACATAGGGTTAAATTAAGCCTTGGTAATGCTGGTTTATATGAAACATTACTAGAACGTCAAGGTAAAAATGACTATACAGAGGTATATGAACCTGTATATGCTAACCTTTACAACGCTAACCAAGTTGCTATACAATC